AAAGAAACTTAAAATTCATAATTCAACATTAGAACACGACAAAAAAACTGAAGGTGTTTATACAATAGAAAGTTGGATAGTTGAAGATGTTAAAAAAGATAAATCAGCTATTTACAATTTAAATGCTGTTGAAGGTGCTTGGGTTGTTGTTCAAAGAATAGACAATGATGAAGTTTGGAATGATGTTAAAGAAGGTAAATATCAAGGTTATTCTATTGAAGGATATTTTTCTGAAAAAGCAGAATTAAATCTACAAGAAAGTAAAGAGCAAGAATTGATTGAAAAAATAAAACAAATACTAATAAATAACAAATAAATAAAATGAGTACGTTAAACAATGTTTTTAAAAAATTAGAACATACTGACAAAGTTGCTAAAGTAAATTTAGAAAGTCAAAAAGTAGAATTAGCATTAATTGATGATATTGAAAAATTATTAGATGGTAATTTAGCTAAACAAAGAACTTTAATTGCTCAAGGTTTAAAATTATCTGATGATTTATTAGCTTTAACAGCTGATTACCAAAAAGCATTAAGTTTGTCGATTGATGCTGCTAATAAGGCAAAAGAATTAGGTATTCCTGATGCTGAAAAATTATTTAGAGTAAGAGGTGAAGAAGCTAAAGATTTTAAAGATATAGTTGGTAAAGTTTCACAACAAATAAGCACTGCTTTACGTTCTATATAATTAATTAATCATTTAAGTAAACAAATAAATAAACGTATATTTTAAGTAGTATACGTTTATTTTATTTTAATATTTTTTATTGCATTTTCCATAGTTTTAATATAGTGATTTAAATCATTTATTTTATTATTATTTATTTCCAATGCTTTTTTTAATACTTGATTTTCTTTATACAAATCATTATTTATTTTTAAAAAATGTTGCATTTTCTTTTTAAATTCACCTTCATTCATAATATATTAAGTTATCTCTTATTTGTTTATGTTTTGCATCTAAATAATTAAATATATCATTTATTTCAAATATTTTATTTTCTAATAAAAAATCTAACCATTCATATATATTACCAATAGTTATTATTTTTTGTAAATCCTTTGGAGTAAAATCTATTGTATATTGTAATAATAAATATCTATTCATAATTTATTTAAATTAAATACATACTTATTACCATTTTCAAATTTAAATAATCCAAAGTTATTATTTTTTTGAATTAATATACCTATTTTATTATTTGAAAATTTATATTTAGTTCCTATTTCCATAATGTTATTTTTTAGTGTGCAGGATTGGATTCGAACCAATATACCACCACTATATTTTTCAATAGTGGCTACCTTAACCATTCAGTCACCTGCACATTATAAAACAAATATAAAAAAAAATTATTTATAATAATATATAAAAGTATAATTTAACAAATGTTTAACATATTTAAAATGGGAAAGAATAAATACACAAGTCCAAAAGACGCTAAAAGAGGTTGTTTATGTGATGATAGCACATATTCATCAGAATGTTGCAAAGGTGAATTAATCAATCAAGGTATTGGTTCAACAGTTGCACAAGGTACTTCAACAGTAACAGTTGTAGATGGAGTAAGAACAATGGTTAGAACAAATGGTTAACCAATTTATAACAAATATAAATAATTTAAATTTTTAATAAAAAAAGTATGAACGTAGTAAATCAAATCAAAGAACTTTTGGGTATGGAAGTAAAACTTGCTCAAATGAAACTAATGGATGGTGTTACTGTTATTGAAGCAGAAGCATTTGAACCAGAAATGGCAGTCTTTATTGTTAATGAAGAAGAAAGAGTACCAATGCCAGTTGGTGAGTATGTTTTAGAAGATGGTAACGTATTGAAAGTAGAAGTAGAAGGTGTTATTGCATCTATTGAAATGCCAGAAGAAGAAGCACCTGAAGTAGAAGAAGAAGTAGAAACTACTAAAAAAGAAGAAGAAATGGCAACTGAAGTAGCTGCACCAAAAAGAGTAGTTGAAAGTGTAACTAAAGAAATGTTCTTTTCTGAAATTGAAAAATTAAGAGCAGAAATTGCTGAATTGAAAAGTGTAAAAACAGAAACAGTTGAATTGTCAAATGATAACATTGAAGTTTTATCACACAATCCAGAAGCTACTAATGAAGTTAAAATGAATTTATATTCTAAAAAAAGACAAGCTACAACATTTGATGTAGTATTGAGTAAATTAAACAAATAATAAAAATAAAAATTAAATAAAAAATGGCTACAACAACAAGTATTACAACAACCTATGCTGGTGAGTTTGCAGGTAAATACATATCAGCAGCTTTACTTTCTGCTTCTACTATCGAAAATGGTGGTATTGAAGTAAAACCAAATGTTAAATACAAAGAAGTAATTAAGAAAGTAAGTACAGATGCAATCGTAAAAGATGCAACTTGTGACTTTGATGCAACTTCTACTTTAACTTTAACAGAAAAAATCTTACAACCCGAAGAATTTCAGGTAAATTTGAGCTTGTGCAAGAAAGATTTTCGCAGTGATTGGGAAAGCATTCAAATGGGATATTCTGCTTTTGACAATTTGCCGCCTTCATTTGCTGATTTCTTATTAGCACACGTAGCTGCTAAAGTTGCTGAAAAAACAGAACAAAACATTTGGAGAGGTGTTACTGCTAATGCTGGAGAATTTAACGGATTTACAAGATTATTAACTTTAGATGCTGGTTTACCAACTGCACAAGAAATTGCTGCTGATGGAACTAAAATTACTGCTGCTGCAACAGTTATCGGTGAACTTGGTAAAATAGTTGATGCTATTCCAGCTGCATTATACGGAAAAGAAGATTTATACTTATACGTTTCTCAAGCAACAGCAAGAGCTTATGTACGTGCTTTAGGTGGTTATGGTGCTTCTGGTTTAGGTGCTAATGGTACTAACACAATGGGAACACAATGGTGGAATAATGGTTCACTTTCTTTTGATGGAATTAAAATCTTTGTTGCTCAAGGTTTAGCACCAACAGTTGCTATTGCTGCACAAAAATCTAACTTGTATTTTGGAACTGGTTTATTATCAGATAACCAAGAAGTTAAATTAATTGATATGGCTGACATTGATGGTTCACAAAATGTAAGAGTAGTAATGAGATTTACTGCTGGTGTACAATACGGAATAGTAGAAGATATTACTACTTATGGTATTACTAACGCTGCTAACTAATAATTAATTAATAATCAAAATTAAGGGTGGTGCAAAAAACGCCACCTTTTTTTTAACTTTAAAAATATAAAAATATGGCTTGTGATATTAGTTTAGGTAGATTAGAACCTTGTAAAGATAGTTCAGGGGGTTTAAAAGCGGTTTATTTTGTTAATTGGGGTGATGCTACTGGGTATACTTATGATGTAACAAATACAGATGTTATTGATGCAGTAGCTGGAACACCAACAGCATACAAATATGATTTAAAAGGTACATCATCTTTTACACAAACAATTACTTCTTCAAGAGAAAATGGTACTACATTCTTTCAACAAGAATTGGCATTGACTTTGAAAAAATTATCTATTGTAGACCACAAACAAATTAAACTTTTGGCTTATGGTAGACCACAAGTAATTGTTGAAGATAACAATGGTAATTTCTTTTATTGTGGATTAGAACACGGAATGGATGTAACAGGTGGTACTATTGTAACTGGTGCAGCAATGGGTGATTTGAGTGGTTATACTTTAACACTTACAGGAATGGAACAAGTACCAGCAAATTTTATTGGTGATACTTTAGCTGGTGCTGGATTTACAGTAGTAGTAGGTTCTTAATAATTGTTTTTTTGTTTTTTAATTAAGGGATGCTTTAAGTGTCCCTTTTTTATTTAAAACAATTTTAACTTACTTTTATTTTTAAATAAAAAGATAATGATAATTTTAAGAGAACAAGTAGAAGAACAATCTTTGAAATTCATTCCAAGAACATATTGTGCAACATCAATAGTTTTGGTAAATGAAATGACAAATGAAAGTACTACTATAACATCTGATTTTTATATAGATGGTTATTATCTATTTACTACTGCTACATTTGATTTAAAAGAAGGTAACTTTTATACATTATCTATTTTGAATGATACTGATGTAGTTTATAAAGACAAAATATTTTGCACAAATCAAGTTATTGCTAATTTTTCAATTAACGATGGTCAATATGTAGCAAATCAAACAACTAATGATTTTATAGTTTATGAGTAATAATAAAGAAACTACAAATATTTCTATTGTAAATTTAAGTGCTTATACATCACCTAAAATACAAGAAAATAAAAAGCAAGGTTATATAGAATATGGTGATGACAATAATTACTTTCAGTTTTTAATTGATAGGTTTTTATACTCAACAACAAATGGTGCTATTATTACAGGTATATCTAATATGATATATGGTAAAGGTTTAGATGCTTTAGATGCATCAAGAAAGCCAAATGAATATGCACAAATGAAAACTTTATTTAAGCCAGATATGTTGCGTAAAGTATGTTTAGAACGCAAACTAATGGGTATGGCTTCTATGCAAATAGTAAAGCAAAAGAATAGAATA